GGGGGGGTGGCGGACGAGCCACCCCGCCGGGACGTCCGTTGGGCCTTGCGCGTCCTTGAAGTCCCCTGTTTCGGGGTGCCATACCCGCTTCGGGTATTCCTGAAAAACATAGGGTCGGCGGGCCATGGCGTTACTCCGAAATCAACTACCGCAGACCCGCGTCCCGAGGAACTGGTCCATGACGGCGGCGCCGTACATGCAATCCCAACGGTGAATGTGGTTGCCCGTCGTAATGTCGGACCCGCGCCAGTAGCGCACCGCAATCCCCGTCTCGGGATCGACTGCATAAGACGCCACGCCCGTAAAGGGCATTTGCAGCCTCGCCGAGACCATGGAAATCGCGCGCTTGTGGAAGGCGCTCTTGACCGACAAGTTCGTGCTGGCGGCGCCGACGAATTGAATGTAGGCGCCACTGGCGGGGATCGTCGCCACGGTGCCGAAGGCGCTGTTCGTGTACGAAGTGCCGGACTCGTCGTTCGTCCCCTGGACGATGATCGGCGGCGAGATCGTCAGCGCGCCCGCGCCGGAGCCGTTGAGGGTCACGGCGTTGACGACGGTGAATTGCGCCAAGTCGCCGCGAATCTGCTGCGCGCGCCAATCCCAGGCGTAAACGCCCTGGATCGTAAACACTTCGCCCGCCGCGATCGTCGCCGCCGCGCCGCCGCCCGTGATGTTGAGCGTCTGCTGCATCCCGGGGACGCCGGCCGAACCCTTCACGTCCTGATAGTTGACGTTCTGACCGGCGCCCGAAACCGTCGCTCCCGCGGTCGCGCCGTCACCTTGCGTGCGCGTGCCGGTCGTGTACTTCGGAAGCTGCTGCGTCGCGTACCAATCGACTTCGGAAATGAGTGGGATGCGGATGCGCTCCAGAGCCGAGACGTTGATCGACGGCGTAAAGGCCGAGAGCAGCGAACCGCGGATCATTTCGCCGTCCTTGAAGCTGACGACGCCGTTGAGGTCGACGTTGGGGACGCCCTGAGACATGAGCCGCGTGTGGGCGCCCATGGCCTCGGAAGGCGAGTTGATCCCGAGCGTCGGGTTGATCGCGTTCGACGAGCCGCCGTTCGCCGGGGACGCGCCCGCGACCCAGGACGCGAAAGCCAAGGTCTTCGACCCAATGAACATATCGATCGAATGCGCGAGACGCGACGCCGCCGACTTCATGGTCTCATTCTGCATCAAAGCGTTGTAACTTTGAATGTACTCGATGTCCCCGACTTGAATGTGGACCTTCGAATACTGGTCGACCGCGACCGGCGCGGAGCCGACGATGAGGTTCTGCAGGACGAGATTCGCCGTGCCGTCCTTCGTATCGACGAAGCGCGGCGGGCGCTTGACGTTGATGATCAAGCCGTTCTCGTCGGTCACTTCGTCCTTGAACTGCCCATCGACGAGACGGCCCCAAACGAGCTGGTTCTTGAGCAGCAAGAGCATGACGTTGGCATATTCTTGCGCGTTGAGAAATTGGTTCGCCATGTTCTAGCCCTACCTTCGCCCCGCCTGCTTCGCCAGCGCTTCGAAGGCGGCGAAGTCCTGAGTGTCGGGACTGACGACTTGTGGGTTGCTTCCGCCGTTCCCAACCACGCGTCGGGCAGGCGGGGGTGGCGCTCTCGTCGTCATCGCCGGGGATCGCGCCCCGGTAGCGGCCGACGACCCGGCCGACAATCTCGCCTCTTGAGCGCCAAACCAAGCGGCTTGACGGGTCGCGGAAAGCGCCGCGACGCGATGAGCTTCCACGGGGTCGCTCGCCAGCGCGTAGAGAATTTCGTGACCATCGGGACTTTCGAGCGCGAGTTCGCCGATCGTCTTCGACAAGGGCCATTCTCCGCGCGCGGCGGTCTCCATGACCACCTCGACGAAATCGGGAAGCTTAGCGACCGCCGCCTTGACGAACTCGGTGCGGCGCTGCGCCTCTTGGGCGTCCTTCGCCGATTGGGTTGCGCGATCCCGCTTCTCGTTTTCGGCCTCGATGACTTTCCGCGTCTCATGGCGGGCGAGGTCGGCGACGTAGCGTGAATCGAGTTCCCCGTACTGGTACTTCGCGGGGTCAGGGGCGTTCGGGTCTCGACCATTGACAGTTTGTTCCTGGGCCGTCAAGGGGCGTTGACCCGACTCTATGCGCGCGAGCCGCTCTTCCAAGCTTTTGTAGCGCCCCGTGGCCTCGTCGGCGCGGCGCTCGGCCTCGCGCTGACGCCTTACGGCTTGGTCTATGCGCTCTTGCGTGGACTTGGGCTTGGGCTTGGCCGGGGGCGCTTCCTCCGTTGGCGTGGTGGTCCCGTCAAGGGGCTCTTCGGGCTCCGGACCCGCAAACCCTTCCTGAGCCCCCATGACAACCCCATCCTCGGTGGACAGGCCTTTGAAAGCCCCGATTTGAGAATCCAGCGACGGCGCCGCCACGGTTGCGTTTGCCATTTACTTTCCCTGTGCGAGTCTGAGAGCGTCGAGGCGATCCTGATATTCGGTGTGCGTGAGGTCGGACGCCGTCCGCATCGCCGCCTCTTGCATCTTGACCGGCTGGTTATCGGCTTCCGCCGAAAAGTTGCGGGCGCGCGCCGAGTTGAGCAGCGCGTCGGACTGCGTCTTGAGGTAGACGGCGAGCGCCTGCTGCTGCTGAAGCTGCTCGACGCCCTGCTGCTTCTGCTGCGCCTGCTGCATGTTCTGCATCTGCTGCGGAGACATTTCGTCCGGCGAGAGAACCCCCGGGGGCAGGGCATTGCGCAACCGCGCGGCGAGTTTGTCCGCGCCGGGCCAATCCTGAGCCTCGACGATCAAATCGGCGGCGAGAGAAAGGACGTTCGGCATAGCCTGGGCCATACCTAGCATGGAGGCAGCCTGCTCAATGCGCTTGGTGGCGTAACTAGGCCCGACCCCGGCAGTGACGAGATAGTTTCCCGTAGTAATGTCTATGGCCTTGGGGTCGTTGAAATTGTTTATAGCCTGCATGTACTCCTTGCCGTCCGGCCCTAGTACCTTGACCACGCGCGGCGTATCGTAAACAATCGGGATAAGTTCGTTTATCGTTCTCCCACATGCCCTTATGGCGTCGGCCAAATTAGCATGATATATTATCGTCCCCGTGTCGCTGACGCGCTGGCGCGCCATGATCGCGACCTGGCTAACCTCATTCGACGGCATCCCGAGATTGGCCTCGTGAATGTTCGAAACATCCTTGATGTCCTGGGAGAAAATCTCCGCTTGCGACATGAGGGCGTCTTCCATCTGCGCCGGGGGGACGCGCACGGGCGGCTGGCCCGCTTGGGAATTCCAAATGAGCAGGGGATCGTCGCTGAGATGCGAGCTGCGCCACTCCTTCTCACGCCCGGAAACCGCGTTCTCCGGCGCCGTCCACACCGCGCGCGGCGTCTGCATGAGCCGCTCGGCGACGACCGATCTCCAGTAATTATGTAGTCTTTGTGGGTCTTTCAGGAAGCGCACGAGGCCCCAACGGTGCTTCCACTCGCCCACGCGGACTTCCCAGCCCATGGCGCGATAAACGGGGATTCGCGAGATCGGCAGCTCGTAGGGGCCTTCGAGGATGTCCGTCCCCGAACAAAGGTACATTTGCGCGTAGCGTTTATCGACCTCGCGAATGACCGGGGAACCGTCTGGGCGCTGCGCGATCTTCATCATCGTGATCGGGTCTTGGGAGTCGGTTATGTCGACCGACGAGCCGTCGATGAGCTGGGCCAGCGTGCGCTTGCGTTTGCGAATGCGCCAATACTCGACGACCCGCACGTCCGTGATGGAGACCCACCCGGACATGCGAAGGTCGCCGCGCAAGTTCACGTCGACCACGACATCCGAAGGCGTGGCCCAGGGCCATTCCTGATAAAATTCCTGCTGCGTCAGCGTGTCGACGACGAAGCATCGGGTGGCGTCTTCCCCGGTCTTGTCGGCGCAACCTCGATCCCAAACCACCGAAAGGTGATCGGGAATGGACTTTATGTTGATGTTCTGAGAACCGAGCGCGTCGTTGTCGTTATAGGAGAGGTCCAAGGCGAAATTCCCTATTCCGCACATGACGGAGCCGGAAAGGGCGTTGTCGTAAGCGCTTTCCGCCTCCGAGACCTTCTGAATGTTGCGAATTATGCCTTCGCGGACTTGCGCGATCTGAGTTTGGCCGCCGTTGTCGGCGGCGATCTTGATATCGGTCTCGTTTAGGCGTCGGGAACCTAGAATCTGCGCCACGAAAGCCGGGAGCCTGTTGACGGTGAGCACGGGCTTTCGCGCGCTTTCGCGTCTGGCGCGCGTAATGTCGTCCCATTGATCGCCGACGACGAAACGAAGGTCTTCCAAGGCCGCTTCCCTGTTCAGGCGATCCGCGCTGAGATCGTCCTGAAACATGGTCCGCATTTCTTGCAAAAAGTCCTGCTCGTTCTCATAGCCTTTCGGCAGTTTGAACGTCGGACGCGGCGCGTTCGGGTTCGTGCTGGCGCGCCCGTAAACCTGATAGTCGCCGGTCGCCATGTCAGCTCATCCAACCCGTGGAGCCGCCGCCCCAAGCAGGCGCCCAATCCGGTAAGGCGGTGAAGTGGTCCTTCGTCATGTTGCCGTAGTTGTTCGGCTGCCTGGGCTCGCTCCACGAAGGTATGAACTCCAAAGTCGCGAAGGTCAACACGATGGCGTCGGCGAGATCGGGCGAGCGCACGCCTCGCGCCTTCATGTCCTTCTTGGCTTCGAGCAGGAAATCGTTGTTGAGCTGGGGTTTCAGCCGCGGAGCGGTCAAGTCCGCTTCGAGCATGTCGTCGTCGGGGATGCTGGCCCCGCTCGGGTCGGTCAGCCAATCCTTGCAGCGCGAATACATCTCGGCGCGACGGTTTACGGGTCCGGGAAGCTTGGGGGTCGCGAGCTTGAATTCGCTCTTCTGCCCGAAGTTCACGCCCCGAACGACTTCGACGAATTGCGGACCACTGGCGCGGAGCATGGTGACGAGGTCGACGCCGATGTTGCCGCCGTCGATGAAGACGCGCGCCGGCTCCCACGCCTCGATCTCGCTCTTGACCCATGCGAGGGCCTCCAAGATGTCGATCCTGTCGCGATGCTTGACCCACTCGACGCTCGTTCCGCGCCGCGCCGCGATGGCGAAGCGGTCGCCGCCGGAGCTGGCGGGGTCGATCCCAAAGACGAGCGGGCCGGAGCCGCGCTTATTGGGGTTCTTCCGGGCGCGAAAGACATGGGCGGGCGGGATGTAGCGCCGATCATCGGTTCCCGACGACCAAGCCTCGTGAATCGAGGCGGGGTACTCCCGACGAAACACGCCCGCGTCGCGAACCTCGCGAATCTTCATGCGCCGCCAGGCCATTTGTCCGTTGGAAAGGCCGTGGAGACGAGCGTACTCGACTTCCGAGAACTCCCCGTCCTCTTCGGCGTCGTCGCTCAGCCGAAAATCCGCGGAAACGGGAATGGAGTATTCCGGGGACATGTGCCATGGCACGAAAACCGCCTCGTAGCCTTCGTCGCCGACGTCGTTCATGGCGTCGGAGAATCGCTCGTGGAACTCCCCTGCCGGGCCGGCGGATGTGCTTTCGAGAATGACCTCGGTGCCGGGGGAGTGCGGGACCGCCTGAACGGAAGCAGCGAAGTGATCCTTGGCGTTCTGCCAGAACGCGACCTCGGAGCCGTGAAAAAGGGTCAGCGCCTTGGAGCGCCCGACGCCTTTGGCGCCGGCGGTGGCGACGGCATAGGAGCTTTCCAGGAGGTCGAGCTCGAGTTCGCGAGTATTCGAAACTCCAACGTGAGGAGCCAAAGGATTGTTGCGTTGATAACGGTCAACAATACCGAATAGAGTATCCGACGAAGCCTGCTCATGCGAGAGTATGAACACATTGACGCCTCTGTATAGGCTTGCGCGTTGATAGAATCTGGCGGCTATGTACGTTGAAAGACCCTGCTGGCGGCCCTTCAAAAACAAAGCCCGAACCTTGCCGGTTCGCAATCTTTGTGACTCCAAGCGCGCGTGGGCGAACACTTGCGCCGAGTTCAGCGTAAGGCGCGTGAACTTGCCTTCCTTGGTCCGCACGGTGAGGCAGCTCGCCCCGTAGGCGGCGAGGTTGGCGGGGTTGCGAAAGTAGGCGAGGCGGGCAAAATCGGTCATGGCCGAAACCCGAACAAGCCCACGACGACGCAGAGCACGAACACGACCAAGAGGGCCAAGACGGCAATCGGGAAGAAGTCGGCCTGCCCCTCGGTCATTCCACGACTTCCCCCTCGACCACCTTCGCGTGCTCTCCGGCGTCCAGGCGCGCCAGAGCGTCCTCCAGGCCTTCGCCGGCGGTGTGCTCGACCTGCGTCGGCCGGATGGCCCCCTTGGCCCATAGTTTGAAAAACTCGCCGTAGTTCTCGTCGCTCTTGTCGACCCACGCGAGCGCGCGATTGAACCCGCCGGACGCCTCGAAGAGCGCGTCAATGGTCTGCGTGCGCAGACGCGCCGACATGAAGGGCATCATGTCGCCGCCGGGAAGGGAAGTGGGGAGCCGCCAAGAAGCCATGGCGAAATATAGTGTGAAATTTTCGTGAAAATCAAGCGTTACGCGTCTCTACTCCTCGATGTCGGGCGGCGGCGGGGCGCTCCTGCCCCACATGACGTAAAACGCAATGCCGAGAAACACGAACAGCGCGATGAATGGGATCAGCTCCGTGGGCTTCACGTCACGCGCTCCCCGCCGCGATAGAGCTTCTTCGTCGGCTTGGGGCCGCTGTCCTTCTGCTCGCCGAGTTCTTCCACGACGCGCGGATGCGGAGACGCCTTGGTCGGTCGACCTTTCTCGGCGCTGGGAGCGGGTTTCTTCATCTTCGCCTCACGGGATGACACTGGTCGGCGTGGGCGTTCATGGCGGCCTCCATGCCGGAAACGCCGCCCATGGCCGCCACTCCGCGGCGGTTGGCGCTCGCAATGCGGGCGCGGCCGATGGCGTCCGCCGCGGGCTTGTTCAAAACGGCTTCGCCGGGGGCGAGCACGGCGGGAACCTTGTCGACGCGCGGGTCGCCGCGGCCTGGCACTC